TAAAATTTTTAGGCATTAAATTGAGCTTAGAAATCACAAACCCTAAAAAGTTTGCTGAACAAAGGTTATTCCAGGCAATCCTGGTGCAGGCATTAGAAGATGCAGTTAATCCATCTAGTTTTAAAAAAGAAACATATCATAAGCACGATAGCCATGTTTGGTTTATGAATAATGGAGATGACTTTCAAAAGGTCTGTTGGGGTGCTGACATGGATCCTGATTTTGTAAGAGGTGAATACATTAAATTAGTTAAAGCGAAAAAAATTATTTTTACGAAGTTGCAAATGTCATGGATCCGTTATCGAAATTTATATAAGCGGTATCGAGAGGCTGGTAGTAAGGAAGAGAGAAGAGAAATTAAAAAAGAAATTGTAGAAGAAAATTTAAAAAGACTATCGTAGTCATGGTGGTCTGACATGTTTTACACCTGGGGGAAAACCAGAGAGCAATTTAAAAAAGTTACCCCCAGGAGTAATTAACCAATAGAATGTTTCATTAAGAATGAACACACCATCAGTGTACACGAAAAACGGATACCGGACAACGGAAAAGGGTAGTTTAGAACAATTCTAAGGTGTTGCAAAAATACCACAAAATATTTACTATATAGATATTCTAGAGTAGTGAGTAATAAAAAGTACCCCAGGGGGTAAAAGAGGTGTATCTGGTGTATCTAAAAGACTATTAGTCAATTATACCAACACTTTTAATCAATTTTACTGGTGTATCTATGGTGTATCTATGGTGTATCTGGGATACACCACTCTTGCGGGAACGCTATCAGAACTTTTTGGGGCTATTACTTTATGATGAAATAATCTATATAATAAAAATTATGATCAAAAATTTATTTATGCTTGGAACTCCTGTTGGAAAACATCTTTATAAAACAGCTAAAAACTATTTTAAACAAGGTGGTAAGAAAACTAAGGATATCATGACCGAATCTAATGTTAGCAGATCTATTGCTAAAGGTGATATCAAAGATGAAATAAAAAGGAGAGCATTTCCAAAAGGAACAAGACCTGCAGATTTTATACCTGGGAGAAAGAAAAGAAAATAATGCCTGGTGGACTTAAGAAAAAAACAGAAAGAACAGATTTAGATTTAACTCCAAAACAAAAAATGTTTGTTGAGATCTATGTAAAAGATTGGGGTTCTATTACACAAGCTGAAGCACTTAAGCGTGCTGGTTACGTTTGTACGAATGAGAAAGATTATGGATCTATTGCATCTAGAATGTTATCTAGAAAACATAGTCCACACATTGCATCATACTTTGATAAACTTTTTGCAAAAGAAGTAAAAATGTATGAGAGTGACAACCTTAGAAGATTTAAAAGGTTAGAAAGAATTGCTGATAAAGCAGAGAAAGAAAAACAATTCGCTGCTGCTATCAATGCTGAGTATAGATCCGGTCAACTGGCTGGTGCTTATGTTGATAAGAAAGAAGTTAAGATCAGTGGTTTGGAGGGTATGTCACGTGAGCAACTTGAAAAGAAGCTTAAAGAATTATCGGACAAGATCGATGGCTACAACGCAAAGACGATTGAAGTTGAGTCCGAAGACGTTACAGCAATTGAAGAACGCTAGTTGGTCTGAATGGGTTAATGTTTTTAACCAAGTTCACAACTCCACCATGTTTACTGCTGTTGGTAATATAAAGGTTGAGATTGATGAATAGAAAAAAAATAAGCATACCAAAAAAAACTAAATTCGAGATAGATAAATATCCAATGGTATCTGTAGAATGGTTTGACATCGTCTCGGATAGTTCCTGGAGTAGTTTTTCAGATGTTAAAAAAGCTAAGCTTGCCACGTGTATCACCAAAGGTCATCTGCTTTCACAAGCTAAAGGTGTCACTAGAATATTTGGAGATTACTCATATAACGATAATAAAACAGAGATTGAATCAATTGGTAATACTACTTTAATACCTAATTCAGTCATCAAAGAAATAAAAAAACTGACTTAATGAATCATAATAAAAATGGAGAAAGTAGGCTTTGGCAAAAGGTAAAAAATGGCCTGACTGATTGCTTTCTAACACGCATAGAATCTAGTACAATCAATGGTATTCCTGATATTCACGCTGTGCTAAAGAATGAAGTTTTCTGGATAGAACTTAAATCAGATTCACTCAGTTATCCTAAGCTAAATAAGTGGCAAATAGTTTGGATCAACAAGTATATTATGGCTGGTGGTAAAGTAATTATCTTGAAAGAGACCCTCTTGCAGAAGTCTCTTAAACTGTACAGACCGGTGTCCGTGTTTACTGATCCTCGTTCCCTCGTCTCGTTTGCCTCGTTCTCGTTCCCTTTACAATGGCCACTGGTCCAGCGCAGGATCCTTCAGGAGCTCTCCCGGCAGCCAGATGCTGCGTAGCTCTCGTTCTCGTTTCCAGGCCACTGATCTTTTCCCTCTTTGTTGGGTCAGTGGCCCGGGAACCAGCAGCGTGCTTCACGGGAAGTTCTCGTTTCTCGTTGACAAACCTCGCTCGTTCTCGTATGGCCAACACATTACTGGTCCCAGCAGGTGAAGCTCCGGATCCACGTGGGAACCTCTCGTTTCTCGTTGACAAGAGCCTCGTTCTCGTTTAGTGGCCAACGATTACTGGCACGTGGTCCTGCAGCTGGGCTCAGGATCCAGGAAGCGTAGCTCGTTCCTCGTTCTCGTTTCTGGATAAATCTCGTTCTCGTTCAAGGCCAACTGGTGACCCCCCGCAGCGTCAGCTTCAGGACTGGGTATCCAGGACAGCAAGAACTTCTGCTGGACAACGGATCATTGTTCTCGTAATGTCGTTTCATGAGAAGAAAGAAATTCGAAGTACACGGATATTACATTGACGGCTCAGGCAGCTGGATCTTGCTAATGGATTCTGATGGAAGAATATTTAAAAGAAAATTAAAATAAGGGGTTGACTATTATCCCATTGCATCTTATGTATAAGTAACCAACAAAGGAGAGCAATGAAAGAAGCAGATTCAAACGTTGTATGGACCTGTCCTGAGCACAGCCTGGACATGTACTTCAAAGTAAAAGAATTCGAAAAGAAACCAGAAGCCAAGGATTACGTATACGTACGATTCAAGGATGACGAACAGTTCGAGTCGATGTGGGTGAAGATCCTGCAGGGGACGCAGCATCAAGGCTACGGAGAACTAAACAATATACCAGTCAAACTTCTAGATAGAAGACTAGGTGACACAATTAGTTACAAAACAGACAAGGAGGGAGTAACATGGGAAAACAAAAATTAAAAGATCTCGTAAAACAATTGAACAAAGAGAATGCGCCACCCGATGGGTGGCATCCACAGGACCAGGTAGCAGCTCGTGCTGCTGACGACAAACCTGAAGCCGGCAAAGTATACGCTCTTACTGGTGGCCCCGGTTCCCGTTGCATCGCAAACGGTAATAGCTGGAAGGATAGTGAAGTGAAGGATGAACCTGCAGCCGGGAAAAGCTCGTGACTCTCGCTGTCGTTTACTTAGTATTTCTCTTCATGTGGCCAACCTTCACGTTGGCTGGCACTGGCGTGGTGATCCTCGCTCTCGCTGGGATACTATGATGTCGTCTCGTTCTCGTTTAGGACAGGAACTGGTGCAGCGTAACCGAAGGTACAGAAGCTTCCCTACGCACAGAACTCTGCGTGGCAAGAAGAATGGTAAGGTCGCTACTTTAGAATTATTCTAAAAGATAATTGTTGTGTTAATGGTGGGATATGATAAGAGAGGTAAACCATTTAACAAACAAGGAGGAAAAAATGGGATTAGACCAACACGCACATATAAGAGGAACAGAGATTGATTGGGAGAAGTATTTCCAAGATGAAGATTACTCTGACAAAGCTGGGGTTTTCGTGTGGAGAAAACACGCAAGACTACAGGAGTTCATGGCGAAAAAATGGGCTGACCAAAATCCAAGTGTAAAAGTTGAGGGTATGCTTGCACATCTAGGATTTAATGGCGACCAAGACGCACCATGTTATATGACCAAAGAAGTTGTGAAAGAGTTAGGCGAACAGATAGAAAAAGGGTTTGCTGACTATCATGCTGAAGATGGATTTTTTTGGGGACAACAATTCCAAGAGGAATCTGTCAAGGATTACAAAGAGCAAGATATGAAGTTTTTAAAATTTTGCGAACAAGCCATTAACGAGGGTAAGGTCGTAGAATATTGGTGTAGTTGGTAATGCCGAAGAAAAGCGAATTCATCAAGCTAATGGAAAAAGGCGAGGTTGATGATAGCTATAACAAGCGAGGCGACAATGTCGCCTCGCCTCGTTCTCGTTCTCGGTTGGGAAATAAAAACAAAGTTAAAACCAAACTTAAACCTGGCACGGCACACCAGGAACAGTTCTTAAATTTTTTAGTCAATGCATTGGGAGATAGTAAAGATGTTAGTATTAGTATTGAGGGAAATAAAAGAATACCTATTAAAGACCTTAAAAAAAAGATAAATTAGGTATTGCATAAGATAAGATAAGATATATATATAAGGGGTATTCATAAGAATATATAACTTAACAAAGAGGAAAATATGCAAACAGTAAAAAAGCTAAAGCAAGACGAAAAAAAAGTAGTCCTAGCTTATGCATCACTAAAGCTGAAAGCAAATAGACTTAACAAAGAGTTAGATAGTATGAAAGAACATATTGTTAATCTATTTGAAAGAACAAACCAAAACTTAATTATTGTTCAAGACGAACATGGAAATAGTTTTGGATTACAAAAGATTAACAGAGTAAGAAAATCTTTTGATAAAGATAAATTTAAATTAGCACATTTAGATTTATGGAATGCACACCAAAAGCAAATTGCTTATTGTGAATACAAAGCAATCGGTGAGGTATCAAATGCCCAATAATGATCTGATTAACATAGCTAAAGTTTTAGCGGAGAGGGTAGGCGAGCAATCGCCTACAACACTTGCGGATATGGTAATTCAAAATGGAGAGAAGAAACAACTCAATTATGAAATCATGTTCCAACTGTTAATGGGCGAATGTGAAAAGCACATACTTGAAAATGTTGGCAATCCTATTGTTGATGAGTTCAAAGAAAATGTACTAAAGAAATTTAGCACACTCGTTCAAGCACTGCACACCAAAGAATAATTAACACTTACCAATGGCGACTTAGCTGTCGCCATTGGTGTATCTGCCTTATAGAAGGCTCTAATTTTCCAACAACCTGCTTTTTAAAATTTTCCTTCAGGGTTTCGCGTTTGCGGGCTAGGTTTTGCTAGCCGAAAGGGTTTACAAAGTAGGATATACAAATATACTAGGGTCCCAAACGAGATGAAAATTGAAAACCTTACAGAAGAAGAATTAAAAGATATTATTCTCAAAAAACAATTAGAGTGGATCAAGTTATGCCAGGATAATTTTT